GGTCGTTTAGTGGATCAATGCCTAGCGATTGCAGCTTTTTATCAAGTTCAATTTTATTCGCAAACTTGATCGTGCCGAATCTACGCTGATCAACGAAATAAAGTTCAGTACCGTCTGAAAAGGTTAAGGCCAAGTGGGAGTGAGGTAGCTTGATTTTACTCCATCGACCGGACATACCAAGAGTTATCCAAATGGTCTGATTTTCTTCAAATTCAAGCCATATGAATTTGCCGTGCACCCCGCCACCAACTACTTGAGTCGGTAAAACTAAGTCAGTTAATCCGACTGGCGGTTTTTTCAAAAATCGACCGCCCAATACCTTGACTTCTGTTAAAATCTTACAGTCAGTTGCTTGGCGCAATCCCTCATAAACACGTCTGCATTCTGGTCCTTCTGGCATAGTATTATCCTTTGGATAAATAATACCAAATAAATTGATTACCTGATGGGAAAATATGTATATTCTTACGCAACTTTTTTAAATGAAAATGCTGAAGCAATGTCAGCTGCTGCTAGTTTGTTGAATATTGCATCTAAAATGATTGACGTAGAAGGCTACTCGGAAAAGGATTATTCTTCACCTGACCAGCTCAAAGGATTAACTGATACTCTGTATGCCCAAATCAAAAATGAAAAGGGTGAAGATGCTGCTGCCGACTTTATGGAATCAGCAATGGGAATTTCACAGAGCTTTATTGCTGAAGAATCTTGTCCAACTTGCGAAGAGATGATGGAACCATGCGATGCATGTAAAGCTCACTCTGAAGAAATGAAAGCGGCTGACGACACTGAATCGAACTAAGGTTTTTAGTCTTTTAGTACAATATCAATAGAACCGCGATCCAGTTCATAGTATAACAGGCTAAAGATTCAAGCAATGTACTATTTAGCAAAACTACGATTTGAGTCCGAAGAGGACAACGGTAAAATCAAAAAGGTTAGAGAACAGTATTTAGTTGAAGCCAACACAGTTGGTGAAGCTGAAGAAAAACTATTAAAAAGATTCGGTGAAGGCGTTTCTCCATGTCAATTGGAAGCCGTTCAGGAGTCTAAGATACTCGGCTTGATTGAATAAGCCAGTTGGATATTAGGCTCTCCATTAACAAGCAGCCTAACCAAATAGAAACCTGCCGGTGATATAGGGTTAACCGCTAACGTTATGGCACGTACAGCAAACGCCACTAGAAAACCTGTTTACGAAACAGTGATGAGAAACATCCAAAAGATTACTTTCCCATCTGGTACAGTTTCTTACAGAGTAAGAGTAGGATCAGGCGGAGAATTGTATTCTCAGACTACCTCCTCGCTAAAAGCAGCAAAAGCATTTAAAGCCCAGTTTGCATAATCGACTGGATTTAAATTTAAAAAGGGAGCAGTTGCTCCCTTTTTTTTATAATAGTATTTTATCTAAATCTATATTGTGTATCGATAATTGCTCAAATACCATTTTTTGAGCTTTAACCCAAGTCGCATACTCATCTTCAGAAATGGAATCTGGCGCGTATTTGACCCTTGTTCGCAATTCATCCTTTATTGCGTATAGACATAGGGCTAAGTCGGTTGCAAGAGTTGCTCTAAGATGAGCGACTCTATCGTCAAGTTCGTCTAAATTAAATTCAAGAGTTGCTTTCATTTTCTATAAAATTTTTAATTTGTGAGAGCTGATCTGGACCTAATACGAATTCGTCCCAAGCTCCATATCTAGATTTTTTACCAAATGCATACGCAATACCATGGGCAAGTCTTTGCCAAAAATTTCGACCAGTTCGCAGATGAACTTCCATATAGATTTCAGGATCGTCATTGTCGATTTTAACAAAAACGATCTGGTGCTCAATTGATGCGCACTCGCATAAAACTAATTCAGTTCGTAGATGGTTTGAGGTGCGCTGCATGTTTTGTCTGAATAATCGTTAATATTTCAGAGTCAGCTATATTTTCTTTAACTAATTCATACGCATCGTCGAGAATTCGCATAGACGTGGAACTGCCTATCATTGCATCGATCTTTCGGTTAAAGAAACTTCTGACTCCAACTCGATTTAGCATTTCAACTAGATCATTTGGCTCTGGTACAAAGTACTTGTTAAATCCCATATTATTGTATTTTAGAGTAATCGTAAATTCCCTTAACTTCAGAGTTTAGAGCCTTGCCAACTGAATCCGCTGACATTACTGCATCATACACATAATGTGGCACATTAAGATATTCGTAAATTGCACCAGTCTTAAATTTGACTGTAAGTTTGTTAGAATTCTGATCGTATCCGATCGAATCAATTGTTGACGAGTTTACTGGATTCATGCTCATAGTAAACTCTTATACTTAAACCTCTATCTTTTGGTTTATGTTTGCCGCAAAATTTTTATTTTCAAAGGTGTCAGTTGGAGCAACCTCAATTCTTAAACCAGTATCGGTTAAAAACGTTTTAAAATCTGCGATTCGATGATTTACAAAGATCTGAGTATCTGTGTATTTTACTTTGAGATAGACGTGACCATTTGCGGTTAAGTAGGTCCCAATAATTTCAAAGGCTTGGCCTTTAGCATTAGCTAGTGTAAAGTCAGTTATTTGTTTTGCGTCTCTCATCTTTTGAGAAATAAAAGTACAACGTAAAGAACAGGATTGAAATGGAATAGAAGATGGCGTCGGTTACCCAATAGGAACCTGTCCATTTCATCACGAGCGCGAACAGCACATCGAAGCCAAGTGGATTGAAGAATGTTGCCAGTATTAACAAACTGGTCGTAACTATCTTCTTCTGTTTTTTCTTCAATTCGACTAGGCTCACCTTCCATATTTTTGCTATTTTTCATGAATCTTAAAGACTGCATGGAAATTCCTTTCACAACTTATTTATTACCACTTTGGGGTTTCCCCGATTTGATCTAGTGCGCAGTGAAATCCTGCAAGTCTGGTTTTTGCTTCCAAGAAACAGCCGCATATTTTACAACGGGCTAATAGCGAATCGAAATGTTCGCATTCTCTGCACAGACTCATTCGGGTCTGTTGGACTTCTTTGGAGACAAAGACTTTTGAAATTAGGCTGGACTGTGTAGTCACTTGAGGTTGCGAATTTGCCCCGCATCCACAGCCGCCAGCTGGGCTATTTGTTTCTTCAGTACTCATGATATTATTTATCAACTTTTTATTAACTGAGACGAATCTGTAAATTCCAGATATGAATCAAGCAGTGTTGGCCAGTTTTTTAAATATTGTATCACAGCAAGGTCTTTGGATTTAGCCTCAACTTCAATATCAATATTATGATCGTAAGTTCGTATTTTTTCGTAAACGTGATCTGCATGAGATCGCGCAATAACTGACGAATCTTCAAAGGTCTTTTTGCAACTTGAATAATGATAAAGAGGAGTGCAATCCCAAGTTGAATATGCCAGACTAAATGCCTGCTCTTCAGTTAAATCACCAGTGTTAAATCGATGATGGTGATAATCAAATGTGATTGGTGTACCGATCTTTTTGTATACCATTAGGTACAGATCGCGAACTGAATATTGGGCAGCTTTATCGTCATTTTCGACAACTAATCGTTTTTGTGTAGACTCCGCTAATTTTGTAAAGTTTTCACAAAAACGTTGAGCTGCCGATTCTTTATCGCCGTATGTGCCGCCAAGATGGATATTTACTGGGAACCGATGATTGATCGGTAAGCCCATTAAATCCATAATTTGAGCGTGTTGATTTAGATCTTTGATTGTCTTTTTGACAACTGCTGGATTTGGTGAACACAATACGTCAAATTGGCCTGGATGCATTGAAACTCGGATACCAGACTCTATTACGAAATTACCAATCTCAGTCAGCTTTGCGCTGATTTGAGAAAAGTTATACAGCTCAGTAATTTCATATTCGGACATCCATGGAAAAATATCGCTTGACATACGATATACCATGATTTCGTTGTCAACATTCCATTTAATAATAGTAAGTAAATCGCATAGATTAAGATATGCTAAATCGGCTGCATAATCCTTGCCCTTAGCCTCAAAGGTCTTTTTTATCATGCCACGGTTAGCTGATACTTTTTGATCAGCTAGCGATAAGTTAATGCAGCAATATCCTAATCTAGTTTTTGGATTCATTTAACTATTATACTACTTTGAATAATTATTAGTCGCTGCTCGAATTACTCGAACCACGTCAATTGCGTCGTCTACTGCATCGTGAGAGACTTCGCCAGTAAGGCCAGCTCTCTCAATACACTTATTGAGATTAGGTAATGACTCGTCTTTCTGCCAATTCATAAACAAGATTGCTGGATCCATGATACGTTGTCGCATTTGAATGCGTGCTGGCCAATTTGGCAATTTGACCAGGAAGTGTTTATCGAATGATGCAAAGTTTTTGCCAGCAACATTGATCACAATTCCACCGGTCTCAGATTGCTCAAATCCATTATGACTGAGCCACATATTAAAAGAGGCAGCAACTGTCCCAACTGGTAGGATATTGTGAGACTTTCTATAGTCAAGTCTCTCGTCCTTTTTGAGACTCTCCATGTTACCCAATATTTTAAGTAAATTGGAATTTAACCACAATGCATATGGTGACCCAGTATATGCGGGATGCTCAACTATGCAGTTGAACTTAGGCAATTCCTCAAGAGGCAACAAGTTTTGAGTGTCTTCAATAACTGCACCGACTTGTAAAATCTGACAGGTTTCTGGGTCTAATCCAGTTGTTTCGATATCGATTGATACATATTTCATATTTTAATCCACTTATGTTCGCTATTTAATTTAAAGGATCCAATATACTCCTTATTCCATTCGTCTGGTGCAATTAGTGATAAGAAAGGCCGACCGTCCTTACCGACATAGAGATGATACGTATCTCCAATTACTGGTTCATATGAGAATTTTGCTTGATAAACCAATTCATTCCACTCATATTCCTTAACCAGCTTAAGGTATTCTTCCCTAAGCTCATCAAACTTTGTTGCAAGCTGTCGATTTACTTTATTGACTCCGCGTAGCTTCCAATCTTCAATATTGTCTGGCTTTATTGCAGGCGCCCCAACATTGCTAGCATACGGCAGTAGACCTGGATTATCTGCAATATTGTCCGGCTTTTTAGTCATTAGAATGGAAAGTCGTCGTCTAAGTCAAAACTAGTATCGGCTGGTTTGCTAGGTTTCTTTGGGCCATTATCGATATCTCCAAAGAAATCATCGTCATCGTCAAATCCTCCGCCCATATCGGCAGTCGGTTCAGACAACTGCGCACGGCCCTTAGCTACAATTCGCCAAGCCTCTAGGGTATTGAAATATTTTACAGTACCGGAATTGTCAACCCAATCTCGACCCTTAACGTTAAACGACACGGTTACCGTATCGCCAATACCATAAGAGTCTATCATATCACATTTGTCTTGAACAAGCTGCAATACTACTTTTTGAGAATATTTTTCGTCAGTTTCAATAACAAATTCTCTTTTTCGAAAGCCTTTATTGAATGTTTGAGTTGACAATACGTCAATGATTGTGCCAGTTATTTCGTAATTCATAATTAAAAATTAGGATCAGTTATTTTTATGTCAAAGTCGGTGAAGCCTTCGAATAGCTCTCGGTCGGCTTGCAGCCTAGCCTCAACTGAATGCCCAGGCATAACACGAGCTGAGAGACGATCTCTGCGAATAGACTCATCTATATCAAAATACATAATGAAACTATTAGCTCTGTCTTCTGGTTTGAGATGGGCAATTCCGCTCGGTGTCATGATAAAGACGTCATCTCGATGGAATTGGAGATTTGACGTACCATAAGACCAACCATTAAAATCAATTATCTCATAGAAGGCATTATTGTCCTTCATTAATTGACACTCAGTTTCAGTTATGAAGTAATAGTCTTTAGCGTCTATTTCTCCAGGTCTTGGTGGTCTAGTTGTATAGCTGACTGCGTATTTAAAGCCTCGACTTTCAAGTAATTTTCTCATATGGTCCTTGCCTGATGCACCAGGACCTGCTAATATTATTCGTTTATGCATATCTTCTTTTATCAATTTGACTCAATAAGTTCTAGTGTCGCCATGTAAAACTTTAAATACTGGAAATCTTAGTGAGTGATTGCCATGCTGATCTTGAGTTTCTTCAAAGTATTGAACAGTAATCGTTTTACCGAGCAGCTCAGCTGGATTATCTCTAAAGAATCGACGCTGTTCCAACGAAAAGCCTGAGCCGACTTGTACTCGATTGCCTCGATGTTCAACGATTGCATTCTTAAGCATTAATTCTTCAACCTCAGCTCCATCAATGATAACTCGCTGAACCGCCGTTTCAAGGTCAATGACTGTATATTCAGCATCATGCATCTCTTTGATCTTTAGGATTTCATTTGAGCGCTTGCCGAGATACGTTGAGTCCTTTCGTAACATCAGGCCTTCCCAACCCTCCTGCCTAACAGTTACCATTGACTTAATAACATCGTCTTCGCTGGCAACCTTAAATTGATCTAGGTGAGAAACTCTAATTAGTCCCTTGCCAGTCAAAGTCCACAACAATCTACCATTTCGAATTCCAAAAGTTTCAGTTGAAGTTCCATCTAGAAAATCTTCTAGTGAAAGCATATCAAATGCCAAGTACATTGGATTTTGGATAATGTGGTCCTTTCTACCGATTTGTTTAATGATGCCTTGAAAATCCTCTTTGCCATTATCGTCAACTAGACAGATCTCACCATCGATGACAGTATTTACTAAATTTAGCGTTTCAAGTTCTGCCGCTAAGACTCCCAGAGTTAAAAATTCATTGCCGGCTCTTGAATAGAATTTGACTTTGCCAGCCTCGTCAAAAATTGAAATACAACGAATTCCATCAAGTTTACGACTCATAAACCAAGTATCCTTTTCGAAATCGACTTTCTTCTTTGTCTTTTCGTCGTATGGCATGGCTAAAGCAACGTCAAACGTTGGAATCGTATTGGGCAGGACAGCATTGATTAAAGTCGTTGTTGCCCTAGTTTTTAGGTTGCGGTCAATCACATCATAGATGATATCTGCGTGATTTTGATTTTTTGCAATAAAACCATTCACAGCGGCAATTGCATGATTGCCAGTGATCCGGCGTTCATTCAGACCATCTAATAATTGGAATAGAGTATCGTAACAATCAAATACTAGTTCCGGATGCTTTTTCAGATTGTCTGAAGTTACATAGTATTTTTTGAAAGGATGATATGTATACTTTAGGATTTGTCTAAAGTATTGAGAATCATACTTTTTGATGATTTCTTTCTTGTCGTTGGTCGATGAAGTAGCCTTCATTTCATCGATAAACTGCGCGATTAATTCAAAATTATCCATAGTTGAATATTATATCAGGTTAATATACAAAAAAAGAGGGCAGATAGTCTGCCCTCTTAAGAATAAAAATTCAATAATCTTTAGCCTTCCTGATCAGTTTGTGGCTCGTTTTGTGCATGCAGTGCCTGTTCAATTGCATTGATTTGCTGGTCAAGCTCTCTCATAACCGAGATAACTTGCTGCAGAGATACTGCAACTTTAAAGATCTTTTGTGCAGGCCCGATGCCTGAACCTTCGTAACGATTTACCAATACTGCGAGTGCCTCAACCGTCGCTGCGGTTAATTTAACGCTAGTTGCTTCTTTGCCCTTTGGCATATTCTGCAAAGCTGCATCTAGTCCAAGGTATGCATTAATTAGCATAAATGCATCGTTTGGACCTTTGAATGAGAACTTAGAATTGCAAGAATTCTTAAGCCATTTTAGGTCTTCTGCATCCAAATTAACATCAAAGAGGCCAGTTCTTAACTCAATGAGTTTATCTAGCTCAGCTTTTGGATCTTCGATCGGTTCTGATGCTTCGCCAGCAACAGTTTCATTTTGTACAGTTTGCTCGTCAAGAACTTGTGACTCTAGTGTATTGTCCATATTTTGAAATGATTTATAAGATTTTACTACGGATTGGCAAAAGGTTTAGCCTTTAACTCTATCTAAAATAATTAATTGAGAATATATCATCTTCTCATAGGCTTCGGAAATTTCCATAAAGCCGGCCCAATCGACTTCTTCAAGTTGCAATTGAGTCTTAGGTACACGGTCGCCAGGCAATCCAATCTCAGCCGGATCTTCAATTCGACAGATTGCATAGAAGATGGTGCCGACTGGTTTTTTATCTTTGTGACTGTAAACAATTACTGAATGGATTGTTGGTTCGAGTTGATCTGCTCTTAACTGAATTCCAGTTTCTTCAAACGTCTCACGCAGAGCTGCTTCCAACTCGGTTTCGCCCTCTTCAATTGATCCCTTGGGAATACCCAATGTTCGTTTTTGCCAGCTACCGCCAGTTGGATGAACTAATAGTATTTTGGTTCCCCAAATAATCGCAATGCCAGCTGCTCCAAATTTAGAGCGCTTGTTTTCTGCAATAAAATTTTCAAAGTTCTCAATCATCAGTCTTTCGATAATTTGCTTGAATGTACTTTGCCTTTTTGATTTCTTCGCGGCGCTTTACACTCGGCTTTACAAATTCTTGACGATTTCTAAGTTCTCTAACTGTGCCCATTTTATCGCTCTTTCGTTTATAGGCTTTAAGCGCTTGGTCCAAGTTTTTAAATTTCGAAATGTCTACAATAATCATATTTTATATTATACTCTATTTTTTGAATACGGATCCCATAAAACAAAACTAGAGAGATCGCTCCCTCTAGTCTATTTATGAAATTTGTAATATTATTCTTCTTTCTTTTCAGGTTGGGCTGGAGCAGCTCCCTTCTTCATATTGGTTTTGATTTTTGAAGCTTCATCAGCTAATGGACCAGTACCAGTAATACCTGCCCAATAACCATTAACTAGTGATAGTAAATCTCCGCTCAATTCTGACGCAACACAATATTCATAGAATTCGCCTTCGTCTCCAAAATTTTTGCTCCAAGTAGAAGTAACTAATTGGGCAGACTGAGCGTTCAATGCTAAAATCATAAACGCAATTTGTAATTCATCGGCTCCATCAGTATAACCTTTTGCAACTTCTCTAATTTGAGTACAGTATGCATAAGCAGCAGCTTCAGCATCGATTGCTTGACCACCCTGTGTATTTACGTCAGAAGTGGCTGCACTAATTCCTTGACCGGCTGCAACACCTGCACCGACTCCGGCTCCAATTGCTGCACCAGTTCTAGCGGCATTACCTGCTGCTGTGATTGCTGAAAAACCGCTCTTTGCTAAATTTGCATCGGCTGCGCCAGCTGCAAGAGTTGCAAC